ACATCAGGTTTCCTTTTTCCTACTTCAATTTTGGCTATTAATGAATCGTCAATGCCTGTTAAATCTGCTAATTGTTGTTGAGTGTAACCTGCTGTTTTTCGTTCTTCTGTGAGCCTTAGACGAATAATTTCGCTGTACATTTATAACGCCCCCTTTGCACTTCCATTTTAGCATATTTTTCACAAATCAAACTTCTGATTTAGAAGAATTTTTGTAACTACCCACACTTCCAAAAGTGAAGTGAAACCGCTATAATAGAAGTGTCCAAAAGATGCCGTAAATATTGCATCTAATTAAAACCACCCCAGCACAGGGGAGAAAAGAGGAAAAGAAAATGGCAAAATTAATGGTAACAGGTATCCGGACTTATGATTTCTTGGACAAGGAAAACAACCGTCAAGTGAAGGGTATGAGCGTCTTTTACCACAAGGCGCTGGAGAACAAAGACGGCAACGCAGGCCGGGGGTACATGACTGAAAAGTTCTCCGTCGCAGCTGGCACCGATGTGTATAACAAGCTGTTGGCGCTCCCGGTAGGTGAGGCTCCGGTGGAATGCGATTTCCGGTATGATATCATCCCAAATGTCAAAAACCCTGTTTGTGTAGATGTGATTTACTCTCCGCAAAAGCACAACTAGGGGAGAAGTGAGGGGGGGGCGGCTATGCGTTATTATTTGTGGATTTGCTTGTCGCTGATTTCAACGCTAATTGCAACGCTTTTGTCAGTAGTGATACTCGCGGCAAATGCATCGGCGGCGGTGATCCCCGAAGACTTACCTGAAACGTCCAGCCCGGAGGACGTATACATACAGGGCGCGGCTGAATCGGATGAATATGAGTATGAGGAGGTTGCGCCCCCTTCCATTGTTGAGGATTCGCAGGAATATGATATTCCGTTGGGTTATTCTGGCAACTTTGATTTGGAAGGCTTTGAACCTCCGGAGAACGAGCTAACAGTTTTACAGGATATCCGGGATATACTTTCATTGTTCTTGGCGCTTTTCATTATAGGGGTTGCCTGTTTGATCGTTCGGGTGATCGTAAATGTATCATTGAAAGGATTTACCCGGTATACCGGATTGTAACAGTTTTCAAGCGTGAAAGCGCTGAAAAATATATTAATAGGAGGAAAGAAAAAATGGGAGCGAACATTCTTCCAATGGCGGTTACTGTAGCCATTACCACAGAACAGTTGGAGCCGATTGTTGACACCATTGTTGCACATGTGGGCGTGATCTTGCCCATAGGCATTGCGATCATGGGTATCCTCATTAGCATCGGCCTCGTACCCCGGATTCTTGGCAAGTTCACCAATTCCTAATCAGTCCCCGGCATCATGCGGCCTCATAGAAATATGAGGCCGTTTGCATATCAAAAAGAATGCGTGGTGATGATCTTGAAGCGAATGTTTATAGTAACTCTGGTGGCGGTGCTGGTGGTAGGGTTGGCGGTTCCGGCTTCGGCTGTAGTGTCTAGCCCTTACTTTGAATTGCTGATAACCCCGGAACAAACTTTATATTATTTTTTAAATGATGCAGAAGTTGACAAGTATATTTCTACGGGGTTAACTGCATATGGTTTAGGTTCTCGCAGTAAGTATCCTTATTATATGTTGTTTCTTGAACGAGAGCCAAGCGGTTACGGCGTTGGTTATATGTATTATGCCTATTTTTTAATATCATCTAAACCTATAGTTAGTGCAGGGGATGTATGTTTCATAACTCGGGCACAGGTCGATCAAACTAATTTGTTATGGTTTAATCCTATGTGTTATGCGTATAGGTATTACCGTGGTATTTCTTCAAATTATTTTAAATTTTCTCAAACTGCTACGGATGCGTCTTCAAAGTGGCAAAATATTATTTCCGGTTATTATTATGAAGATTATTCTACCGCTAGATTTGATGGAATGTATGAGAATGAAGAATTAGCAAAAAATATAGTTGGAACAATAAATACTTATGGTTTAGAAACTGCTTTAAGCAATGCAAAATCTGTTGTCAACGACAACTATACCGCTGCTTCATGGCAAGCTCTGCAAGCAGCCATACAGGAAGCGGAAACCCTCCTAAGCTCTGGCAGCTACACCCAAGAAGCCGTGGACGGCATGTTGGGACGGCTCAATAGCGCAATGAGCGCATTAGTTGTTGCAATAGATACCAGCCGTCTTGTGTCTCTCATAAGCACCGCCAAGGCAATCCAGAACGATAACTATACTGATGAATCGTGGAGCGCCCTCCAAAACGCAATAAGATCAAGCCAAGACATTTTGGATTATGGGGGATACACCCAAGCATCCGTGGACGCAATGGTTAACAACCTTCAAAAATATATTAACGGCCTTAAAAAGAATGCGGCTGTTGTCAATCCTCCGTATGTGTTCCCCGAAGTCCCCCCCATGCAGCCGGATGCGGAGGGGCATAGATATTTGCGTGACGGCATCCGATTCGCGGATTTGATTCCGGCGCAGGATGCAATTATGGAAAATGTAGAGTGGGCTATCAGTAACGGCAAAATATTGTTTGGCGTGTTACTTCTAATCTATCTTACCCCGCGCATTTTACGTGCTGCTGTTGGTTTTGACTTTGAATCCAAGTACGTGGATTTGAATTATCCAAGTAATAAAAGTAGGCATTACAGGCCACTTCCCAAGTTGAAGGAAGAACCGGGAGAGGATAAGTTTTAAATATTGAAGGGGATGCAATTATGAGTACAAAATTTAACATTGGGGTTGCCGCTGTCCTTATTGCAAGCGCTGTTGGTGTGTCGGCTGCTGTCCTTCCTGCGTTAAATTCTGTGGAGATAACAGACTTTGAGGACTACAAGCCACCTAGCCGTTTGGACGTTATCACCTATGACTATATGGACGAACACGGAAGCCCCAGCGCGACGCCTACAGAGTATCCCACATGGCAAGCAGATTTTCCATACCGCGCTTTCCTGCTGGGGGCTAGGCCCACAAGTAATAATGGCACTCAAGATCATGATTGTGTAATTTATGTGGTGTACTCTAAAACGCCAACATTGGATTTTTTCAGCTTTACATACATGCCGGGTACAAAAACATCTAATCAGACCGGATATATCCGCGCTGACTATGCGGACGGCTGGGACACCATGGGTCGGGATAAAGACTGGTTAATTATGTCTTGGTCACGTACCGGGGTTACTGCTGGGAGTGAAACGGTTCCCCTTTATAGTCAGTCTACCTACCCCAGCGTAGTCGGGCGTAAATATTTTGATTTCGATTTCTATTATCAGTGTTGCGGCACCCTGTCTATTAACGGTTTGCGTAATATTACGGATGTGCCGTATCCATATATCCTCACATGTACCGACCTAAGCGGTAATGGGGGAGGTAGCCAAGCTGGTAGCAGCTCCACTGGTTCCGGTGGTGATAGTTCTGGGGGGAGTTCATCCGGTGGCGGCTCCTCCGGGGGAAGTTCATCCCGGATAGAGGTATCTATAGTGGATGACGATATTCCCGACGATTGGGAATTTTCCGTCCCGGCCGACGGTGAATCTTCTGATTCATCCTATCCATGGGAGGATGATAGCAACACCCCCGACCTTGACGGCAATATCAGTTCTCCGCCGTATGTGAATAACGGAGAGGACGGGGAAGGGGAAAACGGGGACACGTGGTCACTACCGGAGTGGAATTTACCGGACGGTTTGCCCTTCGGCACTGGTGATTTGAATGTACCGGATTTTCCGGTGGATATACAGGAGGGTTATCCAGATTTTCCGGGAAATATGCAGGAGGGCTACCCTGATCTTGTGTTTCCTTCGGGAGCATGGCCTCCTGATATGCCTACCCCAGCGCCATAGCGTAGAGCGGAATTAAAGTAAGGTATCCCCCGGTGGAATTAAGTAAGGTTTCCCCAGGGAAAGAAAGGAGGAGCGAACTTGTATTTTTTGGCTAGTTATGTGCCATATGATCCGGCTATATTGCAAAGCTTATGGAATTCTATTATGAAAACAATCGGTTCGGCGGCTGGTCTTGGATTCATTGTTTTTGGTGTCATATTCGTTATTGGCCTGTTTCGTACCGTTTTTCGCTATTTTTTGTGATGCGCGGCAACTCATTTGTATTGATTGGTGGTGATTTCCATATTCCGTAATCTTTTTAAGCTGCTTAATGACTTTTTGGGGGCTTTATTGGATGGCATTAAGTATCTGTTTATTCCTCATTCAGACTATTTTACTAGGCTTTGGAAGGTATTGCATAGTGGTTTCTCTGAAAAGTTCGGCGGCATAACTTCCATTGTAAATTATTTGGGTGATCGCTTTGCGTCAATGAAAACTTATAACGGACTGGAAAGCCTTTTTACCCTTCGATTTCCCAAAGGTTCCTTGCTTGGTGGTATCAGTATTGATCTAATTGAGGGCGGTCTAAATGTCCTAACTATGATTCGTGGTGCCTTTTCCGGTTTTATAGTTTTGTTAACCGTTGCGTATTGCTACCGTAAAATTACATCAATGATTAATACATAGGGAAGGGGAGGGGCTTTTTTTGATAATTGAAATCATATTAAATTTTCTAGTCGCAATTGTCTTAGGCATTATCAAGCTTTTTCCTACAATCCCACAAATAAATCTTGATTTTTTTAATTGGATTATCCGTATATTTTCTTTGATAGATATGTTTATCAGTCTGCGGGTGCTCTCTGCATGCTTGGTGGTGATCTTCATTGTGATGAACGCCAAGTTGATATGGTCGGTTATCATGTGGATAGTTCGCAAGCTTCCCATTTTAAAGTAGGTGATTGATAATGTTTTTTGTTGAATATGGATTATGGTTTGCTGGTGCTCTTGGCGTGATCGCTATCTTGGACAAATTATTTAGATTGGTGTAAACGACTATGAAAAGTTATGATCTGGTAGGAACGTTTTTAAGATTGCTTGTTTACCCTGTGCTTTCTTTTGTCTCCGGTATTTTGGGAAAAGTCTTTATTGTAACGTTGGCTTTTTTGGTATATTGCGTTATGAAGTACCAATTAAACCCATTTAGACTTACCAAGGTAAAACTTTTGAATATGCGTATTCGCTTAAAACCAGCAAACTTTATGCGATGGGCGTTAATAGATATGATGGACGCTCCAGATCACCGGGATGAATTTCAGGAGTTTGGATTAACCTTGTATTGTGGCCGTCAAGGTGCTGGCAAGACTATCAGCATGGTGGAATACCTTAACCGGGCGCATTATCGGTATCCAAAGGCATTGATCGTTACCAATTTTGATTATATTCACGCTACCCGCAGGATGGAAAGTTGGCAGGATTTTATGGATATCAGAAACGGAGAGGACGGTGTTATATTCGCCATTGATGAAATACACAGCGAATACAGTAGTGCAAGCTCTAAGAATTTCCCGGAATCCTTGTTGTCGGAGATATCTCAGCAGAGAAAGCAGCGGGTAAAGATTGTGGCTACAGCCCAGGTATTTAATCGGGTCGCAAAACCCCTACGAGAGCAATGTTTTAGCGTGAATCTTTGTTCTACATTTTTTAAGCGTTGGACGTTTACCCGCGAATACCATGCACAAGCATATGAAATGTATTGTGAGAGCACAAACCGGGATAAGAAGCTTAAAACCCTTGGTAAACATTCTTTTGTCCAAAGTGATTATTTGCGTAACTGTTATGATACATACTCAAAAATTGAGCGTATGCGCACAACAGATTTTATACCCCGCAATGAGCGGCAATAACGGCCTGACAAAAAAGTCCTTCTTTAGCGAAGCGGTAACGAGAATACCGCTTGCCGACCGCCCAGCCCGCCGCGCTAGTGCACGCACGCGCGGCGGCTGGCGGTGGCATCGGTATCCCGTTCCGTGCTGGACTGATTTTCAAGGCGGTGTATCCGTCAACTGAGGGTAAAAAATGGAGGGTGATTGATTATGTATAGTTATATAATGCGAAATAGGCTTATAGAGGAACGGAAAAGAGCAGGGTATTCACAAGCGCAACTAGCTGACCTTATAGGTTTAGACAGATCACTTATTGGCAAAATGGAAGCAGGATTGCGTAAACCGGACATTGAGACAGTGGGGCAATTGATGGAATTTTATGAAGTGTCTATAGATTGGTTGTTTGGTCAAGGGCAAAGGGAATTACCGCATAAAGTAGAACAATTAGTTATAGATGAAATTGCATCCGGGGCATTTGTGCTTTCATTATTAGCAAGCTTATCTAATGAGGAAATGAAGGTGTTTTTTTCTGGTCAAATGAAATATAGCCGATTTCTACAAGATGAAAAATTTAAGAGTTTATCACAAAAGCAACAGATTCATTTGTATCAGGAGTATCAGAACAAAGAATGGAATAAAAGGGAGGACGTTAAAAACTAAGCGGGTACAGGGTGTAGGGGCTGCGTGGGGGCGCTATGGCTCCTTCCCTGTGTCTAGCAATCCAAATTCCTTATATGCCCTTGCAGCACCTTCTAGGGGCTTCTAGGGGGCTTCCATGGGCTGCTGGGTGTTCGCTTTGCAATACTCCTCCCTTTGTCTAGCAAGTGGCCTTGTCGCAGAGGCCAGAAAAGGCAGAGGCCCTATAGCGCCTGCTGTAGGGTACGGCGGCTCCTCTTACTTGATACTAGCCACAGATTATCCCCACTAAGGTGGTGAAGCATTGTCAAAAGCCCGGATTCACGCGCCACACATGGATGTGGAACACAACGCAAAGGTTAGTTTTTATCCAGACGGACGGCACAAGCTGCTAGTTGCCAGTAAGCCTATATTCAAAGAGGAGGGATGGGAAAAACCGGAGTTTAAGGAGAAAATCCCAAAACCGCAAAATAGGGAAGGAGAGGTTAGAATGGATAGTGTTAGACGGGCACAGCAAACGGTTTTCGATATCTCCAGGTTAAATACTTTTGATTATTTTATCACCTGGACACTGGACAAAGAAAAAATAGATCGTTACAACCCTGCGGAGATATCCAGAAAATTGAAAAAATTCTTGGATCACAAGGTACAGCGCAACGATCTAAAGTATCTGATTATTCCAGAGCATCACAAGGACGGCGCAATACATATGCATGGCTTGATCTCCGGAGATTTGGAAATGGTGGATTCCGGGAAAGAAACAAAGGGCGGTCAACGCATCTACAACATGCCCCAATGGACACTTGGTTACTCAACTGCAATTGAGTTAGACGAAAATGTAGGGGCAATTTCGCGGTATATCACCAAGTACATTAGTAAAGACTTTCGGAAAATATTCGGCAACTTCTATTATGCCGGGGGACATGGCCTAGAACGCAAACCGCCCACACAATTATATCAGATACCGTATACAGAACTCAATGAAAAAGAATATACGAAATTTGGAACCGGGTACAAGTACATGGAATTGGGGGATTACAGTACATTGGATGAAAATGCCCGGGGGATATTGGAAAGGATTGGCGTGTTGTGAAAGGACTGTTAATGATGCCTAATAAGAGAGATTGTTCTACGATTCGTGTATTTTTAAAGAAAACCATTTACACTCCCGATGATGAATATGCTTTTATCGGTATGCCACCTATGGTTTTACCGGATCACAAAGAAGTGCATATATCTTGTGTTTTCAGTTGGGACAAAAAATATGCGGAGGAGTTAGCCTATCAATGGGAAGGACGGACAAACAAGCCTGTCAAGCTTGGGGGCCCCGCTTTCGGTAGTCCTGTGGATGATTACATACAAGGTATGTACATAAAGCCTAATATCGTATTTACTACTCGCGGTTGCAACAACAAATGTCCATGGTGCATTGTTCCAAAGGTTGAGGGGCGGCTTCGTGAACTACCGATTGTTGCGGGGAATGTGATACAGGACAATAATTTTTTACAATCAAGCCGTATCCATAAGAATAAGGTTTTCGATATGCTTCGGACACAAAAACGTATATGTTTTAGAGGAGGGCTGGAGGCCAAGCGGATAGATGATTATTTTATAGATTCTATTTCAGGTTTGAAGATTTCGGAATTATGGCTTGCTTGTGATACTGACGGTGGGTTAAAGCATCTTAAAAATGCTTGTAGTAAACTTACAAAAGCTGGATTTAATAGGCAGAAGATCAGGTGTTATGTTTTGATAGGTGATGACATGGAGAAAAACGAGGCCCGATTACAGGAAGTGTATCACGCTGGGGCCATGCCGTTTGCTCAACTTTACCGGAATTTTTCAGAAACAAAAACAACTTATTCAAAGGAATGGAGTGCTTTTGCTCGTATGTGGCAACGTCCTGCGGCAACAAGAGCACATATGGAAAAGGGTACACATTATGATAGGTTCAAAAAAAGTGAAATTTTACAAAGCATGGTATCCGGTATGACTTATGAAGTATTTGAGGGTTGGAACTCTGGCGAGCTGCCGTTTTAGTTAAGCAAAGTTCCTCCCCTGAAGAAAAAAACAGTTGAGGCAATTTCACTAAATAGTACATAGTTTAGCGACAATTGCGTCCGCTCCTTCGGAGACGGACAACGAAGCCGACCAACGCAGCTGGAGACCCGCCCCCCACGGGGCGGAGGCTGCATAGGTCGGCTTCTCAATTTTGTTAAATGGTTATTTAGTGATAATTGCCTTTTTCCTGTTTTAGGACAAATTCTTAACTTTTGGGGGTATTGGTAGGAGGGTGTTTTTGTCCCAGGCCATAAAAGAAATCTGTGCTCACACCGTAGAATGCTGCGAGCTTGCCTACAGTCTCA